TATAAGATAGATACTAAAACATATATTGGTGTATTTTTTACGTCATCAGTTGAGGATTTACAAATTAGAGATTATTTAACCCCAAGCAGAATAAACGTTAGAGATGATAATGATTTATTGTTTAGAACCATTCCAATACCTATTAAATCACAAAAAGTGCCAATATATATATGGGAGAGAAAGGGTGAAAAAGCTAGTACTTATATTTTTGGTACTGATAAAAATCATTGGGTTGGTGCAGATACAAGATTAAAAGTTACAAGCAGGTATTACCAAACATTAGATAGGCTTGAAAAGAGAAATGCTGAAGATAATTATTTTGTTAACTCAAAAACATTAGCAGGTAATTTATCTGATGATATTTATAGTCGTGGTTATATATATGCTGATAATATTAATAGTATTTCTAGTATGAAGTTTTTAGTTGGTGCACCATATTATTTTTATTTTGGTTTAGTAAAGGGGGGTTCAGCTATGAATTTGTTTAAAAATAGGTATCCATTATGAGTAAGAATAGAGTAGTCCCAAATAAATTTAAATATAAAGGTTCAGATGATATAGATAGTAATTTGAACTTAAATTTGTATAGTGGTAGGAAAGAATTGGTTGAGTTCGATAAAAACTCAAATATAAATTTACTTGAATTAGCAAATGAAGAAAAAAATAAGACAAATAAATATAGACCAACAATTAAATTAAATTTTATATATAATAATTCATATACGGGTACAACAGATTACCCAGATTATAAGAATACATTATTTTATGAATATACTGACAATTTGAATATAAGTAACAAATATGGCTACTTAAATAGTTATGAATTTGATTTTTTTAGACCTCCAATAAATGTTGACTACAACATTTATGATAGTTCATTATCATATAAATATAATTGGTCATATTATTTCACGTATCCATACGATGAGGTTGATTTTGATTTGGAAATTGATTTATTTGGTAAAAAATTAAACTGGAAAGTATTTGATGGTATTCCTTTTGTTTCTGAGTATATAAAAAATAGTGGCAAAGATTATGTTAGATTAAAATTTGGGGTTAAACATGGTATTTTAGCAAGCGAATACATAAGTTTTATTAAAAATGGGGTTGAAAATATATTTAAAGTTCATTCATTAGGTAATGAAAAATACAATACAGAAGATTATATAATAAATATCGAAATTAATAACCCTTTGAATTTTCCAATACCAAATGATTATATAGGGGTAATAAAAAGAGTTATAGATCCTAATAATGTTAATGAATCAAAATCTTCTTACTATATTAGAAGACATAAAATAATAAAAACTGTTGATGATATTATTTGCGTTAAGGCTGGCTTTGAAAAAAATATGTTTGATTCGCCATATAGTATAGTTTTTTATGAAAATGAAATTAGGTTGGGTAGAAGAATATCAAATGTTTCATATAATTTCACTTCCATTGATGATATTAATGTTGAATCTATTGTTGACAATAAGAACAGACCCATAAGTGAATTGTATTTTACAATTGTTCATAAAGGAACATCAGGCTTTTTCAATAACCCCCAAAATAGTGGATTAAAACAAGGCTGGGAATTTAATATAAATGAGAAGCCTAATTCATGGTGGGATTCATCTAAATCTAAAGTTAATATACAAACTAAAAGTTATCCCAGAGGTAATTTTGTATTTCATTATAATGATAATTATAAATTAGGGGATATAATTAATGGTGATTTTTGCGAATGGAATATTATTGAGCATAAAGAAAGAGTTGTTAGTGATTATTATAATAAGATAACACATAATCCTGAGATATTTAAAATATTAAATCAAAAGAATGGATATTATTATAAACCACACAATAAAATTACAATAAAAGTTTTTTCTAATTTACTAAATACTATTGATTTTGACAGTAAAGAAGATATTCCGAAATATGCTTTTTTTTCAAAAAAACTTAATAAATATATTTGGAGAGATTTGTACGATACAGGATTTTTTGACGAAGAAGGAAATGGGGTGAATCATCCATTTATTAATGATTCTATATATCCGTTTAATTATTTTATTTTTAAATTAAAACCAGAAGGATATTCATATTTGAATATAACAACTGGTTTTACTCAAAATCAAAAACCAATTATTGATGATTGTGAATAAATTCTTAATAAAAAGACCAAATATTGATGATTTAAATATTAATATTCCAATAAATTTTGATTGGGATATGTTAAATCAAGGAGATATCATTAATCAATATGAAAGTGATATTATAAATGAAATAACTAGTAATAAAATAGATTATGAATTATCAAGGTTTTCACCTCAAAAATGTGATAAAATAATTACTGGTTCAGAATTGATTAGTCCAATCAATATAAATAATATAATTGAAGATAAAAGTGCCGTAGCTGGCACTGTATTTATATACATACCTAATATTTAAATATGATTAATAGTACAAATAATATTTCAAAATTAATTGAGGACTATTTTCCAAATAGACCTAAAAATGTTATTGGTTTAGGATATGGGTATAAAGTAGTTAATAATACTATAACAGATGAATTAAGTATAATACATTATGTTGATAAAAAGTTGTCAACAAATGAACTAAATAGTGATGAGATTGTACCAAAAACACTTTTACTTGATACTAGTGTTTATTTAACTGATGTTATAGAAGGTAATTTTAAATTTCTTCAAGGGGAACCAAACCCAAATTTAGCATCATTTTGTCCAACTAATTTCTATGATTGGTATACAAACGCAAATCCAATTCCAAATAGAGCAAAGATTAGACCAATACAAGGTGGATCTTCTGCTATAAATTATACAACTATAGCTGGATATATTGGGACATTAGGTTTTTTAGCTAAAGACAATGACACTAATACCTTAGTTGGGGTGTCAAACAATCATGTTTTGGTTGGAGATTCTGCATTTATTACTTCAAATAGAAATATCAATGGAGTTTTAACTAATGTGTTAAATAATAGGATTGTTCAACCATTTAATGATTCATCAAGTTTTATTGGGACTGTTAAAAAATACAAACCAATATCCAATAGTGGTACAAATTATATGGATGTTGCCTTAACTACTTTAAAACCATCTGACATTAGTTATACTCAATCATATAAACAATTTAATTTAAATGGTTATACTGGACCATTGCAATATGCTACAACTCAAGAAATTGATTCATTATTATCGAATCGTAATAATTTATTTAGTAGTGGGGCAAGAACAGGTGCTAAAGGTGAGGGGGCAAGTAAATTACTTCCATTTAGTTTATATAATATTTTTAATATTGCTTATGGTAATCAAAAATCTGAAACAAATGTTGTGTTTGGGGATAGTATTGGGTTCATTGCTAGTGCTTCAACAATTACACCAGGGAGATTTTGTTTATCCCCTATTGAAGGTGGGGATTCAGGATCAGCTTTATTGGCGGACTTTAATGGTGTTAGAAAAATAATAGGGTTAGTTTTTGCTGGTTCATCAGTTAATTATAATGTTAATGGAAATATTGACCCATTTACAACAATAGGTTTTGCAAATAGAATTGATAGGCTGGCAAAAGATATGAATATTTCACCTTGGAATGGGGAGCAGAATGTCGGATTTTCAGATTTAACAAAAATTCAAACATATTTCATACCAGGAACATCATCGCAAGAAACAATAAAAAACGGCAGCACAATTTTTTGGCAGGCAGGGTTAGTTGCTACAAATACGCCAATACCGACAACAACTAACACTTCAACTACAACACCAACCACAACACCAACGCCAACATTCACACCAACTAACACAACAACAATTGCACCAACACCAACCCCCACAATTACAATAACAACAACTATTACTCCAACAACAACTCCAACACCAACTATAACGCCAACCGTAACAACAACAACAACTATAACAAGTACGCCAACAAATACCGCAACAATAACAAGTACGTCAACCCCAACTATTACGGCAGTAAACTTAGAAAAATGTTATACTGTTAATTTTGAGTTTAATTTTTTCACAGGAACTACTATAGCAAATAAAGCTCAATGGATACCAAGTTATTTAAATAGTAGATTTTTAGTTAGAGATTTAAAATATAATTCTAATAAATTTAAAAATTCATTTTTTAAATTAGATTATTATGATTCACCTATTGCGAAGGAACAAAAAATATTATTAACAACAATATTACCATTTAATAATGGTGAAAAAAATACTGATGGCTTATTATATCCAAATTATATTTTAGATTATAATAAAAATACAGAGGGGTATTTTTTATATTGGTTAAAGGATAAAGATTATTTAAGTATTGATACGTTCTATCTGGGGGCAACCTTTTTCGATAGCTCAACTGGATTGTTTACTAGATTGTGTAATATATCACAAGGTGGTTTAACATCAGACAAATATAATTTAAATAGTATTTTTGATTTTTACTATAAAGTAAAATTAAATTATGTTGATAAAACCTATGGTTATTATGATATGAAAGTGGAGAATAAGAGAATTGGCGTGAATGGTGATTTAATAAAGTGGTATGAATATGTTAATGTAAAATAATATGATTAATAATTTTAAAATATCGCCTGAGTCAATATTTGGAATGGTTTCTAATAAATCATTTAATAATAAAGATGTTGGGGTTTATTCACAGATAAGTAAAGTCTTAACTGGCGAAACTTATATTAATGTTCCAATATTTTTAACACAAAGTTATATAGATATTGGGTATTATTCAGAATTTGATGGTGCAATATTACAAAAAGAAACTGTATTGAATTTCACATTTAGTGGTATAACTGAATATGAGTTTTGTGTGAATAATACTTCATTAAAAAATAACTATACAAAAAATTCTGAATACATTATAGATTGGGGGGATGATATCATTGAAACATTTATTGGTGATAATATTTGCCATACGTATAATTCTGATAATATTTACAATATAACATTAAAACAAGTAAATAATTTTGGAACTAACATTGTAACTAAAAGCATAAAAACACCTTTTGATTCCACAAAGATTAGTGATAACCCTAAAGGTAAATTTGAATTTATTCCTAGTGGTGGTCCTTGGAAAGATACTCCAATAGATTATGAGTACATATTTGATGGAGATTCTAATTTTGATATAGACTATTATACTGAAAACCAATCAGTATCGCTAAGTGGTTTTACTAAGTCAAAATTAAATGAATTAAGTAATTATGGTGTTAATAAATATAAAGTAGGGAAACCAATTTACATCGGCAAAGTATTATTGGGTCAAATTGATAATATAACAACAGAATTTACAGCATACACAATTAATGATATTTCATATATAGATTACAAAAATAGTGTTTCAGTATTTATTGTTGATGTTAGTGGTTTGACTAAAAATACCACAATTTTAAGTGGGATAACTAAAAATGATGTTCTAATGAAGTCCGTATCAAATGTACAAATTTTTTCAAATGTTTTTATTGAGAGGGGTAAGATTTCTGGGTATGAAAAAGTTCTTAGACTTGGGGAGGTTAAAAATATAGAAGAATTAGAAAATTATGGATATGGGTTCTTTAATTTGGCAAATAAATAAAGAAATAAACTATTTATAAAATAAAAATAATATTATGGCAATTGGAGTGTATGGTACAGTTAGACCTAGTGATGTTAGTCCAGAGGATGTAGAAATAATCATGATATATTCACCATCAAGAAATCAAACAGAAAACATTGTTCAAAAAAAATTATCTGCAACAACATTATTAAAGCCATATTTTGATGATGTTAATACTCAAGAGTTATTGGGGGGGTTATATAATTTAACATTACCTGCTGCTGAATTTAGTAGCATTGGTTATTATACTTTATATTTAAGACCAGCGCAAATTAGAACAAAGATAAGTGATTGCGGTATATTAAGTGCATTACCAAATGTTAAAGGTATCATAATAAATTTAGATGATGTTCCAGATGATTTTAGGAATAAATTTGAAACAATTCAAGAATTAGTTGGATATAGAGTTGAATATATAAATAAAGGGAATAAAGTACCTAACTTTTTTAGAATAATAACATCATCTTTCTTTTGTGAGCCAATTGTTACAAATGAAACAAATACATCACAAAAAACAATAAGATATAGATATGTTGATAATAATACTAATTTAGTTTTTTTAACGCTTTCCCCTAGTAGTACACCATCTAACAAGACAAATGCTGTACCATTTATTGGGCAGCCTGGTCAAAGCATTATTATTTCTAATACATATTTTAATCCTACTACATTAGAGGTTGAGATTGCTGAACATGACATATCAACATTAGCTGTTGGGATATTTGGCAACCAGACTAAATCTGTTGAGGATGGAATATACACTATATATGATAGTGAAAATAACATATATAAACAATATAATTTATTTGAAGTTAGAAATCAATTTAATGAATTGCTTTATGAGGTTAGAGAAGACCGAGGTGATGATATTGATATAAGTAAAAACTTTGATAATATAATAGAATAATGCCAATAATTTATATTAAGAAAAGTCCAGGTAGTGGAATTGGAGTATTTGATAATTTAGTTGGATACCAGCTTGTGCAAGGTGGGGGTTTAACCTATGGTAATTTCCAGTTTACCCCAAGTATAACGGAAAAAACATCGCCAAGTTTTTATACAAATTTATTTGATAAGCCAATAAATCTTTTGGACTTAGGTATTAGTGATATATCTAATGTAAGAGAAAGCATAGCTAATGAATTAAATATTGTACCAAATTATGATATATCACAAGTTTTTAATTTTTCATTATATGGTTCATTATCAAAAAGATTTTCAGTTTCAATAACAAAAATTATAAATTATTTTCCAGCATCAATTGATGTTAATTTATATAATGATAATTTAGTTACTGGTTATACTGCAACAAATATTAATTATGATTTAATCAATACAACATTTGATATTGATGTATTAAAAGTAAATAATCCATTTGGGGTTGATTTTACAAAAAATGCTGCAATTAATATTAGTTCGAACGAAATTAGTGTTAGTAAGTTTAGGGATTTAACAACATATTATAGAGATTATGTTTTAGATATAAGTGGTAAACAATATCCAATAACTATATTAACAACAACAGATACTTTGACAGATGGGATATTAAATATTACAGTATCAGGCAACCCATTTAATGTTGATGTCTTTGGTGTACATAGTTCAATAACGCCTTATATAATTAGACCAAACGATTTTTTATATAATTTAATTCTGAAGAGTGATTTTGACGAGGTTGAACAATACATGTTAAATACATTAACAAACCCAGTTTACACTATGAACTTACAAGTTCCAGAGGAGAAAGACGATGGTAGTTTTGTTATTGTCAATTATAGTTTAAATTGGCCACTAGATGGTAGTTGGAATTTAGATATATCATCCGAGAGTTTTGATACTTATTTGAATAAATTACAAGAGATTGCTGAATATTTTGATGGGGTTAAAACCAACTTGATATCGAGATTTTTTGTTGCTGATTCTTTAAAAGAATTTGATACGAATGACCGTAGAGTTGAAAGTGTTTTACAAATATATGGTCGTAGTTTTGATGAAGTAAAGAAATTTATTGATTCATTAGGATACATGAACGCTGTTAATTATGTACCTAAAAATGATATCCCTTCACAATTAGTAGCAAATTTAAGTAAAACATTAGGCTGGGGGGATAACTTTGATTTCTTATATGATAAGTCATTAATCGACTCAATTTTCGGTACGAATGAAAGTGGTGTATATTCTGCTTATAGTAGAACTCAAACCCCATTAGAATTAAATTATACTTTTTATAGAAATTTAGTAATAAATTCATTTTATTTATTTAAATCAAAGGGAACAAGAAGACCTATTGAATTTTTAATGAAGTTATTTGGTGTTCCAGATGCTATGATACAATTCAACGAGCACATATACTTGGCTGATGCACCAATAAATTTAAATAAATTTAATAATTCTATAGCTAAACTAGATGGGGGATATTATATTGATTCTGATCCTATTTTTACGAACAAAACGTATACAATTGAGGGCGTTATATTTACTGGTTTTACGTCAAATAATGATTCTGTTGTAGTTGATTACAATATAAATGAGTATCCTGTTGATTATTTAAGTGGATATCCTAAAAAAGTTAATAATCCTGATTTCTATTTTCAAAAAGGTGCAGGCTGGTATGAACTGACCCCATCTCATAGAAGTTTAGAAATACCAAAGAGAGTAGTTAGCGGGGATACTACAATATATAGTTCAGAATTTGAAGGCTTCACATATGGTCAAAAATATTTAGATTTATTTAGAAGATTGCCATATATTAATGATGGGTTCGCTTTAACTAAGACAATTGATAATAAAAAATCTTGGAATATTGATGATTTGGCAACAAGAAAATCAAGTTCTGGTGAGTATAATGCGTATTATTTTTTAACGACTGAAAGGTTGGTTCTAAATGTTAAAAACATCGAATTATATATTAATCCATCCCAAGCTATATTATATGACGTTTGGCTAAAGTCCGTTGAAAATAATTTTCCAATACCACAAGAGGGTTTAACATTCATAAATGTTGGGTCAAATAACCCAAATAAAAATACAGACGATAAAGATAGTACCACTATAATACCAAGCCCTAAAACTAAGACATTTTTTGAGTTTTCTCAAACTTTTTCAAGCAACATGTTAAACACTAGAAATAGATTGTTTATTACTGATGGAAAAACTGGTGGTTATCCTGTATTGCAATATTTGTATTGGTTATATATTGGTGCAAGAAACCAAATTAATGCAACAAATAAATACACATATAGTAATTTAATTGAGTATGCAAACAATATTAACCCATATTGGATTAATATTGTTGAACAAATGATTCCTGCGACAACAATTTGGATTGGTGGATCAAGATACGAGAATACACCATTTCATAGGCAAAAATATGTTTACAAAAGAAGGTTAGGTTGTGTGGTTGGGGAAATACCAAATAAGAGAGTCTTAAATAAAGATACAGAAATAAATATTTGGTATAGTAATGAAACTAATATGGCTGGTACTTATACATCATTATTAAAAATGAAAGATGGGGTATTAAAAAATTGTTTACTTAAATATTACAATAATGATGGGGTATTGTACAACAATAGAGTAAAGATTAAGGAATTTACAAATAAAGAAAGAACTTTTGATGTACTAAATAGAGGTGGATCAGCAGCTAGTATTAGAAGTGTTATAAATCTAGTTTTCCAGAGTGATGCTAGTCCAGTTTATACAAGAGATAGTTTAAATATAAATCAAACGCCAACAGCGGAATACTTAACAGACATAAGTAATTTAAGAAATGGAATAGCGAATTTTTCAAATTCATATTATACGGGTATTATATTTAGAGTTAACACAAATGAAGTAAAATCATTAGATTTTAAAAACTTATTAATAGCCATAAAAAATGGGGATGGTGTGTATAAGAATAACAATGGGTTGAGTGATAAAACTCAATTTAGTTATATGCTGGATGTTAATCAAAATGCTACCGATACCTACTATACTAATAGTATAATAACATCTTTAAATAATATGGGTTATAATATAGAAAATTGTGTTTCTATAATTAATAGAAATTTAAATGTTAAAACTTTAGATATAAAAGCTGATAGTCCTGAGTTAATAAATTCTGATATATTTAATGGTGTTTGCCAAAAAAATGTAGCACAGATTATTTCTATGCCTAATGATAAATTTTTAGACATACTAAGAAATAATATAACTAAATCTAAACAATCGACAACGGCTAATTGTGATAATAATAAAGTTATGACAACTTGGTATTTGGAATTTAAATTAGGTAATACAGTAATTAATAAAACTAAATTTTATCTTGGACTAGGCGATACAGATGCTCCAACACAACAAATATGGTCAAATACTTTGAATAGTGTTTTACCTAGTTTAATAAAAAATAATATTAATTATCAAGAATCAATGGATAATCAATTGGTATTGACTGATTTATTTTGTAAAACAGTAAATACTGATAATAAAAAGATGACACTAAATATTAGTGTTGATGTAACTTTAATTTGTCAATGATGTCTGCATTTTCTTATAATTTAACATTAACGGGTGATTGTAGTAGTAATAGTAGTGGTGCTTTTATTCTGGCTTTAAGTGGTGGAACTCCACCATATACAATTGATTTTTTAGCACCACTAAATAATGCAACTATTATTAATACAACTAGCCCAATATTTGTATCCTCATTAAGTGGGGGTTCATATTCGGTAAAGATAAATGATTCATCGACACCAACAAATTTAGAATATTATATTAATATACCAATATCAAGCGGATTTTGTGCTAACATAAGTAATGTTGTTGATACAACTTGTGGAAATAACAATGGGCAAGTAGTTGCTAGTACAACATCAAATAACTCATCCATTTACTCGTATTTATATACGCAGCAATCAAATTTAATAGATAGCAAAGGTAGTATATCAAACTATATTTTTTATAATAATTTAAGCGGTGGTACATATTATTTATATTTTGAAGATTTTGGTGGGTGTACTGCAAAGACAGAATCATTTATTATTGAATCATCTAGTGATTTTGATTTTGGGTATTATGTTATAGACGATTCACCTTGTTTTTCAGGATCAACAGGTAAAATATATATAACGGGGGAAACAGGCTATTCGCCATACACATATAATTGGAGTGTACCACAAACTGGAAATACTATAACTGGGTTGACAAGTGGATTGTATTCAGTTGAAATAGTTGATGCTAAAAATTGTTCAAAAACAAAAACAATTGAAGTTAAGGATGTTCAAAACTTGGGTATTCAATCAATAACAACGTCACCACCAATTTGTTTTAATTCAAATGGTAGTATAACCATAACTTTAAGTGGGGGGACTGCACCATATTATTATTTATTGAATGGTGGATATGTTGACATAACGTATGAGAAGACAATTTTAATAGATAATTTACCAGCTAATGGTTACACTATATCAATAACAGATGCTGGGCTTTGTAATGTTAACACTTCATTAACATTATCTACCGTTAATAGTATGATATCAGCTGACATTTTTGTTCAAAATTCATATTGTTCAAATAATGGAGGAGCATTAACATTAACAGCAAATGGGGGATTAGGTCCATATACTTTTGGGATTATTAATTCAAGTGGAAATACAAATACATTTATAACAAATTCAAATAATCATACATTTAATAATTTGCAAAGTGGTAATTATACTGCTTACATTACAGATTCTAGTGGTTGTTATTATAGTGATGAAGTTACTATAATGACAGAAAATAGGTTTAGTTTAAACTATTCGACAACTGGAACAACTTGTGGGAATTCTAATGGCGGTGTATTTTTATATATTAGTTCAGGGGGTACACCTCCATATAGCTATTATTTAGGAACGGATTATTCTATATTAGATACTTCTTTAAGCGCTGTTACATTTAATAATATACAAAGTGGGCAATATACTAGCAGGGTTATAGATTCTTTAGGTTGTGAACAAACCAAAGAAGTATATATCAGCCAGAATAATGGGGTTGATTTTTATTTATATCCAATAGCATGTGATAAGGGTAATGATGGTATTATTAACACATTTATTACAAAAGGCAAACCACCATTTGTATTTAATTGGTCCAGTAATATACCAAACAATCCTCAGAGTATTATAGTTTCTGGGTTAACTGGGGGGACATATACACTATTATTAACTGATGATAATGATTGTAGTTTAAAGAGAGAAATTATTGTTGATTGTTTTAGATCAATTACAACAACTCAGGTTTATACAATTGATACACAAGATTTCATTATACAACCAATAGGTAGCCAGACATTATCGGATATGTTTAATGAAGGGTTTGACGATTTGGCTTCTAATAATCCATTGTGTAATTTAAATTATGGGATTTATGAAATAATTGTAGAACTAGAACCTAATGGTTATAGTGATAGTTTAATTTTTTATACTGGATATACTAGAAATTCAGTACCATTAGACTCTGAATATGCTAATGCTTTAAAAACAATTATTAATGATGTACCTGGTGTTGAAAGTGTTGAATATGACTTGTTCACAAATAAAGTTAAAATTATCGCTGAACCTAATAATCAACAAATACTATCACAAGTTTTAACAATAAGATTAAAAATAACATATGATATTATTTGCACATCATGACAAAAATTGTTTTATCAAATTTGGTTGGGTCGTATCCTTTGAAGATTTACATATCTGATGTATATGGGGGTAATGAAACGTATCTGGGGCAAGTAAATTCATACTTCAGTGGAACGACTGAATATAATCTTCCTTTGGTTTTTGCAACAGCGCCACAAGTAACCATAAAAATAATAGATTCATTAAATGAATTTATTGAGAGGAAATTAAATTGCCAATTTAATTGTGATTTAATTGTTGATATATCAATTGTAGCATGAATGTAGTAACAATAACTGATTTGGTTGGTGCGATGCCTTTATATATTTACATTTCAGATGGGAATGGTAATAATAAAACATATATTACAACAATCTACCAATTTTGTTATTCACTTGATGTGGAAATACCAAGTTTTTTTAATGGTGAATCAACTCTAATTATCACAATTCAAGATATATATGGTAATGAAACTTTCAAGATAATAAGTTGTTGATTTTATGGGTGCATATAAGTTTATAATATCTAATCAGGATCCAGTATGTGGCTCATCATATGAGCAGACTGTTAATACAAGTGGTTGTACAACTTTCCTATTAAGATTAAATAACTTATCAACATCAGAGGGACCATTCAATATTTATATTGGTACAATCAATTCAACACCAATATATACAAATATAACTAGAAATCAATTATCAGCTGGGGTTCAATATAGTTTGGAGTGTCCAACGCCATCAGCAACAATACCATCTACACCATGTGTTACAAGAACACCAACAATAACGCCAACACCTACATTGACATCAGGCTTACCACCAACACCGACACCAACAAAAACAGCAACAATATCTATTACACCAACAATAACACCAACCATATCATTAACAAGAACCGTTACACCATCTATAACACCAACCATATCATTAACAAGAACCGTTACGCCAACAAAAACGCCAACCAATACACCATCTATAACACCATCATTACCAATATTATATGCTTACTTATTTATTGAACCAATTAGTTTAAATACTCAATTCAACGGTTGGATGCAATCAAGGAGTTCGGCATTTAGGGGTTTTGCAAATGGCATTGCGCCATCAATAAACCAAAATGTTTTCTCAAATCAGTTAAATTCATATCTATCATTCTCTGGTTGGGGTGGTAATGCGCCATCAGTAAGAAGTTCAAACATAAGTAGAACAAGTGGTGGTGTTGATTCTTATGGTAATTTAATTCAAGCATATTTGTTTAAGACACATGAAGTTCCAGCAGATTTGGTTAGTGGTTATTCTTGGTTTACTTGGGTCATTTCGACAACAGCGACAAATAATGAGGTTATTACTAATATTGGCGTTAATGATTATGGTGACCCTAACTCGCTAACTCCAGTTGGCATTAATTCTGTGTATAGCAATATGGTAATTCAATACACAGGATCATCAATCCCACAAGGTAATTACCGTGTGTACACAACATTTAATAATAGTAATTTTAGATTATTGAATACAAATAACACTTATTTTAAAGGTAATTCTTTAAGAATGGGACCAACGCCAACAGTAACCCCTACCAATACCATAACACCTACTAATACAATAACCCCTACCAATACAATAACGCCTACTAATACCATAACACCTACCAATACCATAACACCAACTAACACCATAACACCAACTAATACTATGACACCATCAATAACACCAACTAACACCATAACACCTACTAATACAATAACCCCTACCAATACAATAACACCTACCAATACCATAACACCTACTAACACTATAACACCTACTAATTCAATAACTCCTACCAATACCATAACACCTACCAATACAATAACACCTACTAATACAATCACCCCTACTAACACTATTACACCAACTACAACATTTGATGCAGACGCGCAAGCCTTCTTTGACCGTGTTACAGTGGCAGGGGGAACATTGTCGGCAACAGAAAAAACGGCAGTTAACACATTGGTAGTTGGAATGAAGGCAGATGGTATTTGGACAAAGATGAAAGCCATTTACCCAATGGTGGGAGCAAGTGCGGCATCTTGTGCGCAGAATTTAAAGAGTGCAAGTTTTACGGGTACATTTAGTAGTGGATGGACTTTTGCAAGTACGGGGGTAAATGGGAATGGAACAAGTGCATTCATGGACACTGGATTTAACACAAATACGAATCAAACAGTTAACAATTTTTCATTGAGTGCTTATCTAAGAACTGAGTTAAGTCCTAGCGAAGGAAGCATAGAGATGGGTAATGCTTCTTTGCCTACATATATTCCAGATACTTTTTTAGAATCCAAGCTTACATTTAGAGAGCAATTTTGTTGGGATACTCAATTAACTAATGGTAGAGTAAGAATAACAACTACTGATTCTCGAGGCATGTGGGGTGTATCAAGGAGTAGTTCAAGTTCTTGGGTATCTTTTGAAAGAAATATATCAATTTCTAAAACAACATCAACCATTGCAACATTTTTACCAAACTTAAATGTATTTGTTGGAGCAGGAAATGTAAGCACAGGTGCGGCTGCATTTTCAAATAAACAAATTGCTTTTGCTCATTTAGGAAATTCTTTGAGTAATTTAGAATTCAATAATTTTTACACGCGAGTTCAAGCCTTCCAAACCACTTTAAATCGCCAAGTATGATAGGATATAAATTAACAGAAAATCAAAAGAATTTTGTACAAGATAAATTCTACACAGCACATCAATTTATAAATTGCGTGCAGGATATAAATGGTATTTGGTTTACCTTCTTTACAGATGAGGACATAGCAATCATTGAAACAACGGAAATAAATTGGTTGTTAGAATGTCCACAGGCTGAATATGTTCCACCTGTTTACGAATTTACAAAATAAACAATATAGAATATAATTTAACATAATGAGTTGTGGTATAAAAATATTAAGTAATAACCTTTTAAATGAGGTGGTATTTGTTTCTGTTACGCAAGGAAACCAAGTATTTACATTGGGTGAGAAAATAGTTCCATTTGATGTTCTTACAATAAATGGGTCTAATAGTCTTAGTGGAACTTATAACATATATTCACCAACATATAAAACAAATTATGAATTAGTTGTTCCAGATTTAGGTAATATTTTACCTTGTGTAACGCCAACTGTGACACCAACAACATCTATAACTCCAACTTTGACCCCAACAATATCTATCACACCAACTCTAACTATCACACCAACTTTAACTATCACCCCAACAAGTCCATTATTGTGTAACACATTAATTGATTATAATGGACCAGAAGTTTATCCACATATATCTTATGTGAATATTGGGTATAGTACTAATACTATAGTAACATTTGAATATAGTGCATATACTATTGCGGATAGATTTATTTTATATTATAATAATAATAGATTGCTTGATACTGGATATGTAGGTTCATTTGTTTATGATTATGACCAAATGTTTAGAGAAAACTTTACAGAACATTTAATGGGTAAGATAGATCCTTTAACGAATTTAGAGTATCCAAATATAAATGTTACAAATTCAGCCCCAGATGGTTATCCATTTGTTAATTCAACAAGCGAGGGGTTGTTTAGTTTTGTAAAAACATCCACAAGTGAAATCGCAAAAGTTGAAGTTTATTCTTGTGCCCCTATAAACATATGGGATTTTAGATTGAATTGTTCGATAGAACAAACAGTTACGCCTACATTAACTCAGTCTATAACTCAAACACCAACACCCACAATCACATTTACTCCAACCACATCAATCACACCATCAGTTTCACCACCACCATTGCTATTAGATACCTATCCCAATGCAGCAGCCGCTTATTCCTTGCGTAAATTGCGCACGGCTTATGCAGGAAGTGCAATAAGGGTAAGGAGGTCATCAGATAACACGGAGCAAGATATTGGCTTTGTAGCTGGAAATCTTGATACAGTTTCTTTATTATCATTTTGCGGTGTTGGAAATGGCTTTGTAACAAGGTGGTACGACCAAAGTGGGAATGCAAAAAATGCAACAGAAACATCGGCAACTTTTCAATCTAAAATAGTAAATAATGGTATTGTTAATTTGCAAAATTCTAAACCAACAATAGTTTGTGATGGATTTGATTCTTTAAGTTTTACAGTAATACCATCATCTAATAGTGTTTATTCAACTTTTGAAGTATCGCTAAGGTCAACTAGTAAAGCTAATCATGCAATTATAGGAGGACCTACAGGTTCCTTAAAAATTAGATATGAAAATCAATATTATACTGTACATAGAAACAGACAACTTGCGTTTAACAGTGTATCACTTATTAGAAATATAAATCAACTTTATTTAAATACTGTTTTTACAAAAAATACAGGTATTAAAACTTACAGAAATAATGAGATAGACGTAACAGTTGATGGTGTTAATCCAAGTTTTAGCCAATTTGGAATAACTACTATAATTTATTCTACTGGTGGTGAGGACGATTATTTAAATGGAAAAGTAAGTGAAATAATAGTTTACACATCAGATCAAGAGGCAAATAGGGAAGGAATCCAAACAAATATAAATACATATTATGGCATTTTTTAAAGGATACAAATATACCACGGAAAACCAAGCCATTGAGGCAAAATTGCAATGCAATGAATACTATGGCATCCCCGTGAATCCAAATGATGTGACGCAAAATTGGGTAGGTTATCAATTTGCAGAATTAAATGACCCTCAATTTTGGTACATTGTTTACGATGAAACCTTGCTACCTGTTTTAGGAACACCGATTGAATTTGAATTCATAACGCCTAATATATACTAAATAGAATATTTAAAATAATTAACATATTTATATATAAAACAATGGAATCAAAATTAAATAATATGCAACAGAAAAATGTAAAATACATTAATAAAAATTTAACAATTAATAATTTAAATGCTCAAACAGAGGAATCAAATATTGCAACAATAAACAATCAGTTTAAAACAATATATATGCACATTCCAAATAAACCAAAATAGACTACAATTATCAAATTTACAATTAAAAAGGATACTAGTTATATAATTAGTATCCTTTTTTAATATTTAAAAGTTTTTCATTTTTTTTTAGATATTTATATAAATAAAATAAATAAAATTATGGCAAATGAAAAAGTATTTGTATCACCAGGTGTATATACTTCAGAAACAGATTTAACATTTGTTTCACAAAGTGTTGGTGTTACAACATTAGGAATGGTTGGCGAGACATTAAAAGGACCAGCTTTTGAACCTATATTTATATCAAGTTATGATGAATATCAAACATATTTTGGGGGTACGTCACCAGAAAAATATGTTAACACACAAATACCTAAATATGAATCAGCATATATTGCTAAGTCATATTTACAACAATCAAATCAATTATATGTAACTAGAATTTTAGGATTATCTGGATATGATGCAGGTCCATCATGGTCAATAACTACTATTGGTAATTGTGATTACTCAACAATTAAATATACTAATCAAAGTGAAAATATTTTAATAAATTTCACAGGTAGTACAAATAATTTTTTGATTAATTTATCTAATAATAATTATATATCATTACCAACTTTTACTGGTGACACATACCAAGGTGCAAATGGAAATATTTCAACATATTATGAGGATTTAAAAACATTTGCGAATGATGTTTATTTAAATCGTTCATTATCTGCACAAACACAATATTACGGTTCAATACCGCTAGCTGATTATAATATTAATATTGCTTCCCCATTTACATCAGGGGTTACATATAATTACTTTAATACAACTATCCCATTAAAATCAGACAATACCCCTAATTCACAAAATTTTGTATGGGAGTATGCAACATTTAATGACCTTGGAAATGGTAATTATTCAGGTTATTCTTTTTATTATTATTTTAGTTCTTTTATTCCAGGTAATGTAACTAATAGTTTTTCAGGTACAGCGATAGGTGCAATTTATCAATTTACTGGTAAGACATACTCTAGTTATAATAATGTTGTTGTTGCCACATTAAGGTCAAGAGGCTTAACAAGTTATTCATCAACTGAACATGGACCTGTTTATGAAATATCTGGAAATAACATAAAAATTGATTCTTCAAATAGTTCTGTAATAACATCAAATCCTTATGGTGATTTTGTTTTAAGTGGTAAAACTAAAGAAAATAAAACATTTACATTTGGTGTATCTATGAAAGATACTAACGCTAATTACATTACTAATGTTATAGGTGTAGATAATTTCGGAAAACCTAAAAATGAGACCCCTATTTTTGTTGAAGAACACTATCCTAATTTGTTAAATCAAATGTATAAAATGGGATACATTAGGGGATTAAGATTTGATTTAACTTATTTAGACACTGCTAGAAGTGGTAATGCTAACTCAATTGGTTGGTATTTAGAGCAATATCAATCACCGAAGTCGCCTTATGTTGTTTCTGAATTGAGGGGTAATAAAGTATATAATTTATTTAGATTCATTTCTATATCTGATGGTTCGAGTGCGAATACTGAAGTTAAAGTGTCAATTGTTAATATGTCATTTAAGAATAAAACATTTGATGTTTTGGTTAGAAGTTTTTATGATTCTGATTCAGCACCAGTTGTTCTTGAGAAATACACAAATTGCACATTAGATGAGACAACAAATAGTTTTATTGGTAAAAAAATAGGTACTAGCGATGGGGAATACAATTTAGTATCTAAGTATATTATGTTGGAAATGTCGGAAGAATATCCTAATGACGCGTTACCTTGTGGTTTTATGGGATACCAGCATAGAAAATATGGTTCGAGTAAAACACCTGGACCATTATATAAAACACAATACTATTATAATAATCAAACTGTTTATAACCAACCTTTTGCGACTAGTAACGTTGTTACTTCCGATAATGTTAAGAGAACTTATTTAGGCTTTTCAACATCATTCGGATATGATAATGCGTTCTTATCATACAAAGGAAAAGTTAACCCAACAAGTATTATATCTGATAGTGTTGATTGGAACGTAATTACAAAAGGATTCCACATGGATTCTGGTGCTACGACTGTTACAATAGCAAACTCATATACAACAAGTGGTGAAACAGCCTTTGAGGTTGGGGTATCTAGTTTTAACTCTGAACCAGAAGATAATACAAACGCATACTATTATTTATATTCAAGAAAATTCACATTAATGTTAGAAGGTGGATTTGATGGTTGGGATATCTATAATGAGAAAAGAACAAATGGTGATGAATATATAATTGGTGGAACTGGTTATATGAGGGGAGCCAAAAGCGTTACTGGTAGATATGCTGCGGCAACTGGTCAAGGTACATTTAAGCAGATTGTTGAAGGTGATGGTACTATTGATTTTGCAACAACAGATTATTATGCATACTTAAAAGGTGTTTTAACATATAAAAACCCAGAATCAGTTAATATAAATGTATTCGTTACCCCTGGTATTGATTATGTTAATAATAGTAATTTGGTTGAGGCCGCTATTGATATGGTTGAAAACGATAGAGCTGATTCAATTTATATAACAACAACGCCAGATGCCGATTTATTGGATACAAATACAAAAGCATATATATACCCCCAAGAATCAATTGTTTCTTTGGAGGAAACAAATATTGATTCAAATTATACAGCAACATATTACCCTTGGATTTTGGTTAGAGATACAACAAACAACACACAAGTTTATATTCCACCAACAGGAGAAGTTTGTAGAAACTTAGCATTAACTGACAACGTGGCATTCCCTTGGTTTGCATCCGCTGGTTATAGTAGAGGTTTGGTTAATTCAGTAAAAGCAAGACTTAAACTTACACAAGACGAAAGAGATATATTATACCAAGGTAGAATAAATCCAATTGCAACGTTCTCTGATGTGAATACCGTTATTTGGGGTAATAAAACATTACAAGTTAGGGAGTCTGCATTAAATAGACTTAACGTTAGAAGGTTACTATTGCAAGCACGTAAATTAATCTCTGCGGTTGCCGTGAGATTACTTTTTGAACAAAATGACCAGATAGTCCGCCAACAGTTTTTGGACACCGTAAATCCAATCCTAGACGCTATTAGAAGGGATCGTGGCTTAACTGATTTCCGTGTTACAGTTTCATCTGACCCAGAAGATATTGATAGAAATACAATGAGCGGTAAAATCTACATTAAGCCAACTCGCAGTTTGGAGTATATTGATCTCTCATTTATCATTACACCCACTGGTGCATCATTTGAAGATATATAATGATGGATATATCCAACATTGAGCCTTATAATAGGGTGTAATGATGGAATTTTACAACAAACCCCCACTTCAGCTTTGAGGTGGGGGTTTTCTTTTAAAACTCTTCTATTGGGAAATTCTTTGTTTTTATTTCCCAGTATTCAGCCATAAACTCTGCTCTGAACTTATACTTGGGGTCTGTATGATAACCTGATTCATAAACGCATTTACATATGCTTTCATATAAATCTTTTTTCGGTAACTTATAATTTGCCTTTTTACAATCATAATACCTACCAGAATTTAATATTCTAGCCCAAGCCTCTATACCTAATTCCGTTGAACTAGCACTATAAAACTTATCCTTAATCATCTTATTTTTACCTTTGATTACTTCCCTTGTGTTATAAGTAACCGTACCAAAACCTTTTATTGCTTTACCCCCACCTGCGTTAGCATGAATACGCCATAGATTTGTTTCAATACCTTTGTTTGTTGCTTCAATTATAAAGAATGAGTATATCATTGATATTGGAAAGTCTGTTAAATAATGAACATTCATAAGCATGTCATCGTAGTTAAACGCCATCCATATTCTTCTCATTTTAAATAGATTAGCATTTTTCAAATTTCTAAATCCATACTTTTCAAGGTACGCTTTTAACTCAGTTCTATTTAAATTACGTATATCATATCCATAAGACCTACCAGCATAAGCATATTTATCTACTTTAGATTTACTATTACCTAAAACTTTTTCTTCTTTTTTTGGTTGTGTTGTAGATTCAAGATATAATGTATCAACTTTAACAATTGGTGTCATTTCAATCAATTGTTCTTTTTGTTTCTTTGGGGAAAACAAGAAAGCTAAAAATATTAACCCCCAGAATCCTATAACCATAGACAAACCAAATCCCTTTTTTTCTGGTTTTTGTATATTTCTTTTCATTAAAAAATTTAATATAAAAATAAAAATTTATAACTTATAAGTAAAGATATAGAAGCAAATCTATTTATATTAAATTTATATTTAATAATTCAAAAAAAATGAATATTTATTATAAAAAATATATATATGATAGTTGAAAGTTTTGATATTAATAATACTCCTGATATGAAATATTATGCATTTGATTGGGATGATAATATTGTTTTTATGCCTACTGAAATAATTTTATTAGATAATAATTATGAAGAAGTTGGTATGTCAACCCACGATTTTGCTAAATATAGGGGAGATATTGGAAAGAAAGATTTTAAGTATAGAGGAACAACGATAGTTAATTATGCCAATTTACCATTTAGACAATTTAAAGTTGAAGGTGATGAACAATTTTTGGAAGACATTATGATAGCAAAAATAGGACCAGCGTTTTCAGATTTCAAAGAAGCAATTAATAATGGTTCAATATTTTCAATTATAACAGCAAGAGGACATAATCCAGAAACATTAAAAAAAGCAGTTAGAATTTATATTGATAATGATTTCAATGGAATAAGTAAAAAAAGGGTTATACACAACCTTAAAAAGTATAGAGATTTAACTGAATTTGAAAGTGAAGGTGATATTATTGATGATTATTTAGATTTATGTAAATTTTATCCAGTATCATTCGGATCAGGTAGTGCTGCTAATCCTGAAGATGAAAAGGTAAAAGCATTAAATGAATTTTATGATTATTGTAAATCAATGGCTAAAAAATTAAAAAAAGCATTTTCTTTTAAAAATGATATTAAAGGAGAGGCTTTGAAGAATTTAAAGTTTTCAATTGGTTTTTCAGATGATGATCCAAAGAATATAGAAACTATTAAAAATAAAGTTAATAAACCAGAATTAACAATATATTCAACAAATAAAGGTACTAAAGAGAAAGTATAATATTATATTATATATAATTAATATATTAATAATATATTATAATACTAAATTTTAAAAAAGAAAAAGTAAATACATTTTTTTTAAATACTATAAAAAAACAATAAATAAACATTTTTTCTAATTAGTAGATATTTATTAAATATAATAATAAATAGTTTAAAAAAAATTAAAAAAAATATATTATGGCGGATTTACTTATGAAAATGCCTTTACCATATGAACCAAAAAGGCAAAATAGGTTCATTTTAAGGTTTCCTTCTAGTATGGGGATAAATGAGTGGTTTGTAGAATCAACTTCAAGACCTAGTATTAAAATGGATCCAGTTGAGATACAATTTTTAAATACATCAACATTTGTTTCTGGTAGGTTTACATGGAACACTATTAATGTAAAGTTTAGAGACCCTATTGGTCCATCTGCAACACAAGCATTAATGGAGTGGGTTAGACTTCATTCTGAATCTGTTACTGGTAGGTCTGGTTACGCTGCTGGTTATAAGAAAGATGTTGACTTGGAACTTTTAGACCCAACGGGTGTTGTTATTGAAAGATGGATATTACAAGGTTGTCTATTGACAAATGTTAATTTTGGTGCTTTGGGTTATTCTAATAATAATTTAGTAGATATTGATGCAACAATGCAACCAGATAGATGTATTCTTGTTTATTAATTTAATATTCCCTTCAAGGTAAAATCCATATATTATTTTAGTATATGGATTTTTCTATTTATTTTACTACTTTTAATTATATTTTTATTATAAAAAAATGGAAGATAAGACATATGAATATGCTCAAGCCAATTTTGACTTACCCCACGATGTAGTAGAGTTGCCATCAAAAGGTATTTTTTATAAAAATAAAAAAAAGTCAGTAAAAGTTGGTTATTTAACAGCATCCGATGAAAACCTTTTGCTAGGTGCAACAAAGAATTTCACACTACAATTGTTAAAGAATAAAATATACGAACCAGATTTAAGACCTGAAGAAATGATAGAAGGTGATATTGAAGCAATATTAATCTTTTTAAGAAATACTTCATTTGGTTCTGATATGGAAATTATGGCAGTTGATCCCAAAACAAATAATAGATTTAAAGTTAATGTTAGTTTGGAGGAGTTAACCATAATTAATGGTTTATCACCGAATTCAGAGGGTATGTATGAAATAGTTTTACCTAAGTCTGGCGATACAATAAAATTAAAACCTTTGACTTATGGAGAAATTTTACAAATAAATGATATTATTGAAAGTTATCCCCAAGGTAGAACCGCACCAAGAGTAACATTAAGATTATCCAAAGAAATTATTAGTATAAATGGTAGTACGGATAAAGCATATATTGCGAAATATGTTGAAGGTATGCCAATTGCTGATTCAAAATTCATTAAGAAATTTTTGAATGATAACGAGCCTAAACTTGATTTAAAAAGAGATATAATGACCCCATCAGGAGATATGACCACAGTGTATGCTGGGTTTGGGGTGGAGTTTTTTCGCCCTTTCTTCGGAATATAGATTAGGTCAACTAACTGAATATTATTATTTAACTAAGTTATTACATGTATCCTATTCTGACTTCTTAGCAATGCCAATCTTTATAAGAAAATTTTTAATAAATAAATGGATTGAAGATAATAAGGAATGATTAAAAATCATTCCTTATTCTATTTATATATAAAATGTAATAATGGCAGACGATAAAGATAAGGAACAAGGTAAAGGTGTTTTAAATGCACTAGAGGATATAATTGGTTTTTTTGGAGTTAAAATAAATGATATAACAAAAGATTTTTTTGATTTTAGAAATGCTTTTAATGAATTAGAGAAAGGTGCATCAGCAGTCAATTATCAATTATTACTTTCAAGAACAAGAATAAGTGAATTTAAAACAACAATTGCTGATACAGCACCTTTGGTTGCCAAATTAGGGGGGAATTTACAAAACGTTGTTGACATTATTAATGAATCTACTTCTGCTATGGGTAGAAATGTTATATTTGAGCCAGAAGTTTATGAAAAATTATTTGCAGCACAACAATTATTAGGCAAGGGTACCGAAACTCTTATTCGTAATTTTTCCGAGGCTGGTATTATGACTTCTAAAATTGGGGAAAATTTAGAAAAATCATTACAATATGTTAGAACTGTTGGTGTTGATGCTAGAACTGTCATAGGTGATGTTGTTGATAATACAGATTTATTGAATAGATTTTCATTTAAAGATGGTGTCGAGGGTTTTACAAAAATGGCAGCACAAGCGAGCATCATTAAAGCTAGTATGAGTGAAATAGCTAGGTTTGCAGACAAAGTTTTTGAGCCAGAGGGTGCAATAGAGACCGCAGCAGCGTTCCAACGTCTGGGGGTATTTGTGGGCGATTTAGCGGATCCTTTTACTTTAATGAATAAATCATTAAATGACCCAGAAGGGTTAATAATGAATTTAGCTTCGGCAGGTGAAAAATTCACACAATTTAATGAAGAGGCTGGAAGGTTTGAAATAAACCCAAGTGCTATGGGTCAAATGACAAATTTGGCTGATGCAGCTGGTGTAGGTGTTGGTGAATTTAAAAAAATGTCATTAAATTTGGCTGAGTTTAATGCTAGGGCTAGTGAAATTGATATTAAGTTTAATTTGAGTGATGAACAAAAAATGTTTATTGCCAATCTAGCTTATTTAGATACTGATAATGAATATAAAATAAAAGTTACAGATGAAAAAACAGGCGAGAGTATTGCCACGGCAGTAAAAGATTTGACAGATAAACAGATTAATAAGTTAAATGAATTATCAAAAGAAGAACCCAAAACACTAGAGGACTTAGCTAGGGATTCTATGAGTATATCAGACATAATAAGAAATGATGTCAGCGCAATTAAAAATAAATTACTATTTGGTTTTGTTGGTGAGCAATCAGTTATTGGTAAATTCCAAGAGGGGGCAAGAACATTTGCTGGCGACTTAGGTGATATAGCGTATAAAGGCATTCCTAATGCTGATGTTGCTAGAAAAACAATAAGAGGTGTTGCTAACCCAATTGGTCAAATGTATCAAGGGGGGGATTTTGGTGCAGAAATGGTAAAAATATTCCAAGCTGTTGGGGGTTATATACAAGAAATTCCAGATAATATTTCTAGGGGAGTGAAAGAATCTAGGATTGGAACTGAAATGAACATTGAAAAATATTTAAATCAAATGAATACTCTTTTTGGTGACTTATCTAACCTTATAAGTACAGGATTCAATTTACCCCCACCGCCACCAAAAGATGGTGCGATGTCATACAATGCAATGAATGATAGAATAAATGATTTAAACAAATTAAATGTCGGTCTGGGTAAATCAGAGAGTAAAGGTACATTATCAATAACTATTGATGTTAATCAAAAAAACCAAGATGGTTTGCTTTCAAGTAACCAAAAGATGATTGATAAAGCAATAGATATAAATGATTTAAATAACTATACAAAAAATATAAAATACAGCCTAGACATGAAGGGCAATGCTTAAATAAAAAATAAATTTGATATTTATATATTAAACAATTGGAATGCGTAGTCTTTTAGATTTTGGAAATAGTGAAGAATTTAGAAAAAAATTAATGTTAAGGAATTTAGTTCCTTACAGTAAATCCCCCTATGGTAAAACTCCACCATTTACATATGAAGTATCGCCTCTAAATGATTATTCTGTTATAGATTCACCAGACTACTTAATTGATACAAAAGTGTTAGCAGATAAGGCTTATGTGCTAAATCAGTATGGTCGAGATGGGGGTTATCAATTAGTTACTGATGTTGGCACTTTAAAAAATGATAAGACCAATTATGGTGAATATAACTTTAGTAAAACGAATTTACTAATAAATAGTTTACCTAAACTAAACGATAATATTGTACATAACTTTTATTCAGGTGTTAATACTAGTCAAGATATATATGCAGATGCTGGTGTTTTTATAAACAGCGATGATTATTGGTTTGATACAAATTTAAAAAAGAAAGATATATTATATTATTGGTTAAATGGTAGTTCATCATTTAAGCCATCAGAATATACGGCATTTGATATTTTTACAGAGAATGCGAATACAGCATCAAAATTAAAAGAAGATTCTTATATTGTTAGATTAGGTGCGGAAAAATTAAGTGGATATTTTGAAGATAGGATTGGTAGATTTATTGACAAGTACAATATCTTAACAAGGTTTGAAAATGCGATATCAGACATCAATGACCCCTTAGATGTTTACAACTTAATAACTGGAACAAAACCAATTATTGAACCTATATGGACGATAACTAGAACAAATAATTTTATATTTGGAGCAGCACAATTAGCCTTAGAATTAGCCGGGGCAGAATTACCTTTTCCTACAATATTTGGAAGTTACTTTGACCCCACGATTAGTTTAACTGGTAAACCAAATAAAGGTTTTCTAGGGGGAATATTCCAGCAGAAAAAAACAGGAAGCCAATTATTTTTCGATAACACAGGTAAAGGGCAAAAATCAATATTATTTTCAAATATAGAATATAATTTATATAGACCAAACTATAAGAAAAATAGTGTATTAGGTGGGTTTACTGATTTGTTCACAAAGAATAAAAACGGTTATTATGTTGGGAGTTATGATTTGGATCCTACGGATGTTCTAAGTCCACAGAAAGATTTACCAGAAGACCAATTTGGTAGAAAAGTACAAACTCCTGTTTACGGTCCATCAGAGGTGTCAAAGTTATATGAAGGTGAATCATTTAACCCAAAGATAGGTGCAAATGGCAAATCATTTACAGATGGCGGTAGTATAGAGGGGGGGTTGACTTGGGTGTCACCTAAATATAAAAACAACGCAGGAAAGAACGTTGGATTAAATGGTCAGGTGTTTGGGGATTCAAATACCAAGCAAACAACATTTGAGACTACCGAAACAACTGAATATGACATGAAGCCTGGGTCAATAATGTATGACACCCAGAAGTTAGTTGAATCACAACCAAATAATGGCAATAAGTTAAAGCATGTAGGTAATGCAATAGACCAAGTTAGTAAAGTTTTTAATGATGGTTATAAAGAAATAACAAAAGGTTCTAGGGTT